TAAACAATATGAATATTCAGCGTGTTGTTCCTTTTGCTTATCCAGAAAAGACAGACATAGTGTTTCAAGCAAAGAGTAGTAGCAGTACTAACGAAGTTGGTATTTTTGCTGAAGGCATTCTGATTGCTAACTAATGTATTTAGAAAAAGTTGTGAAGCCCCGTGCTTCGTTATCGGCAAAGCCAAAACAAATGGCAGCGCTATTGAAAAAGAGAGAACCTAAAATGGACATGACTAAAGCACAGGCAGCTGCCGAAATTAAGCGCATGCGTAAACAAGCTGGAGATGAATCTATTCCTCAAGAGGCACGTAACAAGATGTTAGATCGTGCTAATGAAATTGAACGTATGTTCTATGAAAAAGAAAAAGCAGCTGGTATGGCTAAGGGTGGCGCTGTTAAGAAGAAGCCTGCTATGGCTAAGGGCGGTGCTGTGAAGAAGACAATGTCATATGCCAAAGGTGGTATGGCTATGTGTGGTGCTAGTGTTCCTGCTAGTGGTATGAACAAAGGAAAGAAATAATATTATGGCACTAGGTGTAATTTCTAGAAGTGATACTAAGGACGAAAAAAATCAAGACCCAGCTGCTGCTATGGGTAGAGTTAAAAAAGTAGGACCTTCTATTGACAATCGTTCTGCAATGGAAAATCGATCAGCTGTTAGAGCTGCTGATTCTAAAGCTGCTTCAATGCCTAGTACACCCAATGTTAAAAAGAAAGAAGCAGTAAAACCTGTAGCAGCCTCCGGTGGTAAGGGTTCTAATGTCTCCGACAGGGGCAAGGCTTTCCGAGCTGCCCGTGCTGCTGGTAAATCAGAGTTTACTTTTGAAGGTAAAAAGTATCATACTCGACAAGCAGGTGAAACCCCTGCTGAGCACAAAGCTAAAATGGCAGGCAACAGTGGCAGTAAGCCACTTAGTAAGTTGCAAAGCCCTGCTGAATTTAGAGCCGAAAGAGACAAAGAAGCAGCAAGAAAGAAAGCTGTGCAGGATAAAGCTAAAAAAGAAACAATGAAGAAGAAATAAGCATGGCAAATAAGAACAGGTCTGTAGTGGTGGCAGCGACAACAACGATGGCTACTGCCTATATTGTTCCTTCGTTGTTTAATAGCTACATTAAATCATTATTAATATCTAATAAAATAACTAGCGCTACAGACCTGTCTCTTTCTATCTATAACAAAGCTTTGGACACTACAACTATTTTAATTGTAGATTTAGAAATAGCAGCTAACAGTGTAGTACAGATAAGTGATATGATGTATATGGAGCCGGGTGATGCTATTAAAGTTGAAGCTGGTGTTAACGATGCATTAACTGTTTGCATTGTAGTGACAGAAGAATACAAAGGTGGAGTAGTATGACAGGGGTAGCTAATAAAGAATTAAACGAGAAGCAGCTTAAGTTTCTTGAGGTGTTGTTTAATGAGGCTGGTGGCAATCCAGTGAAGGCTAGACAGCTAGCTGGATATAGCGAAGGCTATGGCACTAAGAAAATTATGGATAGCTTAAAAGCTGAAGTGATTGAAGCTACCCAGCTCTACATTGCTATGCATGCACCTAAAGCAGCTATGGCTATAATTGCTGGTATTGATGATCCTACTGAGCTTGGCACTAAAGAAAAGATTAATGCTGCTAAAGATTTGTTAGACAGAGCTGGCTTAGGCAAGACAGATAAAGTACAAATTGAAAGCACTGGGGGTATTATGTTGTTGCCACCTAAAGATGTTAATAGAGACGATGACGAATGAGTAGAGACTTAGGTAAATGGATATTGCCACAACCAATAGCTGAAAATGAATGGGTACCTATTCCAAAGATAGGAAGACAAGTACCATTTGGTTACAAGGCAGATGATAATGATGATACAATACTAATACCAGTGGTGTTAGAACTACAAGCATTAGAGATAGCTAAGAAACATTTAAAGCAATATAGCTCAAGGCAAGTGGCTAATTGGTTAACTAAGCAGACAGGTAGAACTATTACTCATGCTGGTTTATTACATAGGATAAAGAGTGAACAGTCCTTCAGACGCAAAGCTACAACTTACCGCAACATTGCCAGAAGGCTCGAAAAAGCCATTGAGCAAGCGCAAAAGTACGAAGCGCGTCTCAGCGCAGACGAAAAAGCAAGCTACACATTTAAAGACAGCTACAGTCCAATCACCGATAGTAATAGCTGACACAACAGGTAGCGCTACTTCTTCAGATAGTGCTTTAGATTTTAACGAAGGTGATTACAACATCATCTTTAAGCCTAACCCCGGCCCACAGACAGACTTCTTATCAGCGTCGGAGAAGGAAGTGTTGTACGGTGGAGCTGCTGGTGGGGGTAAAAGCTACGCTATGCTAGCTGACCCACTACGCTACATGACTCATCCACAGTTTTCTGGGTTGTTGTTACGTCATACAACAGAAGAACTACGTGAATTGATATGGAAAAGTCAGGAGATGTACCCAAAGATATTGCCGGGTATAAAATGGAGTGAACGTAAGATGCAATGGGAGCACCCAAGTGGTGCAAAGTTGTGGATGTCCTACCTAGATAGAGACGAAGACGTACTACGTTATCAAGGTTTGTCCTTTTGTTGGATAGGTTTTGATGAGCTTACCCAATGGGGTACACCTTTTGCATGGAACTACATGCGTTCACGCCTACGTTCTACTGCTAGAGACTTGCCAGTGTGCATGAGAGCTTCTACTAACCCCGGTAACAAAGGCCACAGCTGGGTAAAGAAGATGTTTATTGACCCAGCCCCCACTGGTAAATCGTTTTGGGCGACTGATGTAGAGACAAATGAGGTGATGGTCTACCCTAAAGGTCATAGTAAAGAGGGTAAGCCACTGTTTAAGCGTAGGTTTATACCAGCTTTACTGAAAGACAACCCACATTTAGCAGAAACTGGTGACTATGAGACCATGTTGTTGTCTTTACCAGAGGCACAACGTAAGCAATTGCTCGAAGGCAGTTGGGATGTTGCAGAAGGTGCAGCATTCTCTGAGTTTAATAGAGCTATTCACGTAGTAGAGCCATTTGACATCCCTTCTAATTGGACTAAATACAGAGCATGTGACTATGGCTATGGTAGTTACTCAGCTGTGCTGTGGTTTGCTGTAGCTCCTGATGAAAGTATCTACGTATATAGAGAACTATATGTTACTAAGGTGTTGGCAGAGGACTTAGCAGACATGGTATTAGAGCTAGAGAGGAATGAAAGCATACGTTATGGTGTGTTAGATAGCTCTACATGGCATAAACGTGGTGACTTAGGTCCATCCATAGCAGAACGTATGATAGCTAAGAACTGCCGGTGGAGACCTGCCGATAGAAGCAGTGGTAGTAGGGTTGCTGGTAAGAACGAAGTGCATAGACGGCTACAGATTGACCCATTCACTGAAGAACCACGTATGAAAATATTCAATACGTGTACACAACTAATAGCAGACCTACCTGTACTACCTATTGATAAAGCAAATCCAGAAGATATTGATACCAAAGTAAAAACGATCACACATATGATGCCCTACGATATGGCTTAATGTCACGTCCACGTAGCAGTTTGTTTGATTATGACCCAAACACACATAAGAGTGGTATAACTATTTCAGATAAAACATTTGGCTACTAGTCACACATAAACATTATGGCAAAAAACAAAGACAACACATTCTTAGAAGCACAATCAATGGGTGCTGAAGACATCACTGAGGGTGGTGCAGAACTATTCGCAGCTGATCCACTAATCTCCTTCATTGAAGAAAGATATACACGTTCTAAAGAAAGCAGACGCTTTGATGAAGAGCGTTGGTTGCGTGCTTACAGAAACTATCGTGGCATCTACGGTCCTGATGTTCAGTTCTTAGAAACTGAGAAGAGCCGTGTGTTTATTAAAGTTACTAAAACTAAGACACTAGCAGCGTATGGTCAAATTGTAGAAGTGTTGTTTGCTAACAATAGTTTTCCATTATCTATTGAGCCTACCCAATTACCAGAAGGTGTGGTTGAGCATGTCCATGTTGAAGCTGACCCTAACAAACAAGACAAGCCTGACATGGGTAGCTTGTTTGGTTACAAAGGTGATGGCAAAGACTTAGCACCCGGCTCTACTGTACAGAGTTTGATGGATAAGATTGGTCCATTAAAAGGCTTACTAGGTGAGATGGATATTAAAGAAGGCCCCGGTGTTACCCCCACACAGTTAACCTTTAGTCCTGCAATGGTAGCGGCTAAGAAGATGCAGAAGAAGATTCATGACCAACTAGACGAAGGTGGTGCTAATAAGCAGCTGCGTAACACAGCCTTTGAAGCTGCTTTGTTTGGTACTGGTGTTATGAAAGGCCCATTCGCAGTAGATAAAGAATATCCAAAATGGGAGAAGGGTGGTAAATATTCTCCTATTATTAAGACTATGCCTAAGTCTTCACATGTTAGTGTATGGGATGCTTTCCCTGACCCTGATGCTACACATGCAGAAGACATGCAATATTTCATTGAGCGGCATAAGCTGAGCAAGTCTCAGGTGAGAGCGCTTAAGAAGAGGCCAATGTTCCGTAAGAATGTTATTGATGAAGTTGTGGCTATAGGGCCAAACTACATTAAGGAATATTGGGAAGATGATTTAAAAGACTACACACCCAACTTTGGTGTAGACAGATATGAAGTGTTGGAGTTCTGGGGAGCTATTGACATAGACTTCTTAGAAGAGAATGGTGTTGACATCCCTAAAGAATTAAGCGGTGCTGATGAATTGCAAGCTAACATTTGGTATTGCAATGGTAAGATTATTAGACTTGTTCTAAATCCGTTTAAGCCAGTGAGAATCCCGTACTATATCGTTCCCTACGAAATAAACCCCTACTCTCTATTTGGTGTAGGTATCGCCGAAAACATGGACGATACTCAAACCTTAATGAATGGTTTCATGCGTATGGCAGTGGATAATGCGGTTCTCTCTGGCAACCTTGTGTTTGAGGTTGATGAGACCAACCTTGTCCCCGGTCAAGACCTAACCGTCTACCCCGGTAAAGTTTTCCGTAGACAAGGCGGTGCTCCGGGTCAAGCTTTGTTTGGTACAAAGTTTCCTAACGTATCTAATGAGAACCTTCAGCTGTTTGACAAAGCTCGTGTACTAGCAGATGAAAGCACTGGCCTACCCTCATTTGCACATGGTCAAACAGGTGTGAGCGGTGTGGGTAGAACTTCATCAGGTATTAGCATGTTGATGAATGCTGCTAGCGGTGGCATCAAGACAGTGGTTAAGAACTTCGATGACTACTTGCTGCGTCCTATTGGTGAAGCTTATTTCAGTTTCAACATGCAGTTTGATTATGATGAATCTGCTGCTGGTGATTTAGAAGTTAAAGCACGAGGACTAGAGAGTCTACAGTCTAAAGAGATTAGAAGCCAGCGCTTGATGCAGTTCTTACAAATCGTACAGAATCAGACACTAGCGCCTTTCGCTAAGATGCCTTACATTATTAGAGAGATTGCCAAGAGTTTAGAACTTGATCCAGACTTAGTGTCTAACAATATTGAAGAAGCAGCAAGACAAGCCTTGATTATGCAGAAAACTCAGCCTGAACAAATGACTGGACAACAGCAAGCACCAAATGGTGTACCGGGTGTACAGGATACAGCTGGAACAGGCGGTGGTAATATAGGTGTTGGTATGAGCCCTATTCCGGGTGAGCAAGGATTTAGCGGAAATGAAGGCGGACAAGGCGTTCCAACGGAGATGCAATAATGAGTTTTTATGTATATGTGCATAAAAAGAAAACAACAGGAGAAGTGTTCTATGTTGGAAAAGGTAAAGGTAGCCGAGCTAATTCCAAAACAAATAGAAGTAACTACTGGAAGAGTACTGTAAAAAAACATGGACACATTGTTGAGTATATAGAAGTTGATTTACAAGAGTGGGCTGCTTTTGAAATAGAGAGTAATCTAATTTCACTTTATGGTAGAAAAGATATAGGACTAGGTCCTCTTGTTAATCTTTCAGATGGTGGGGAAGGATCTGCTGGTCATATATGGACTGATGATATGAAGACATGGAGAAGTATAAAAACTAAAGAGTTCATGGCTATCCCAGAAAATAGACAACACCTATCTAAAATTAAAAGCGGAGTACCTGTTAGCGAAGAGCAGGCTATTAAAAATAAAAAAATTTAGATGACAATAGAGTGGTAGCTAGAAAAGCTGTTTCAAATTATCTTAAAGGTAAATGGCAGGAGCCAGAGTTTCGATCTGCTATGATTACTAGATCAAGAAGTTTAGTAATGTCTGAAGAAGCTAAAGCTAAAATATCAGTTGCTCACAGTAAGGCTATTAAAAGAAGTGATGGTGTGATATACCAATCAGTAGCGGAAGCTGCTAAAGCACTAAATAAAAATCATTCTAAAATATCCATGGCTGCAAATAAAAAAAGAAACACAGCTTATGGTTTTACTTGGGAGTATATTTAAATGAGTTTAAAAACTTTTGTTAACACTCCTGCTATGTGGACAGCTTATCAAGAATATATAGACAAACTAATTGAAGACCAACATAAAGTGTTAGAGCAATTAAATGATGTAGCTTCTATGCATAGAACACAAGGAGCTATAACAGCTCTTCGTTCTATGAAACAATTAAGAGATAAACTAAATGCAAAACAATGAAATGAATAAGCTCTTTGCTGAAGGCGGCATGATGGATGACAGCGGTGAAGTTGTCAATGGTGTTGAGGTGCCAACAGGTAGCTTAGCTTCCGAAGTCACTGATGACATTCCTGCACAGCTTAGTGAAGGTGAGTTTGTCATTCCTGCTGATGTAGTTAGGTACATTGGATTAGAGAAGTTGATGGCAATACGTGATAAAGCTAAGCAAGGTTTAAGCCGTATGGAAGAGATGGGTCAGATGGGTAATGCCGATCAAGTAAACAACCCAGATCAAACCTTTGCTGAAGAAGATGGTGAGTATGAAGACGATGATTTCGAAGGCAACATCGATAGCATCATGGCTGAGGTAGGTGGTGATGAAGTTAAAATGGCTGCTGGCGGCTACATGACTGGCACTGATTTAAGCAAAGCTCCAAAGAACAGCGCTATTGATGTACGTTATTTCAAACATTCTGATGGACGAAAGATATACATCACGTACATTAACAACAGACCTATGACAGCCATCCCTGAAGGCTTCACTGAGACTGATGACATTGTAGAAAAAAAGGTAGGTAAGGAAGCTGAAGATAAAGAGGATGCTAAGACAGTTGCTCCTGTTGTGCGGGATACTGGTGGTAATGATTTTGATGGAGGTGGCGATCCTTTTGGTGGTAATAACGAGAGTGATAATACTGGTGCTGACCCTTCAACAGGCTCTAGCTCTGGTGCTAGTACTGCAGCTGCAAATACTGGCTTAGGTTTAATGGCTATAGGTCAAAATCCTTTTGCTCTAGCAGTTAGTCCTTTCGGTGCAGTTGCTGCAAATGCAGCTGGTAAAGCTATAGCAGATCAGCAAATAAATGCTATTAATGATAGTTTCTCAGCTTTGTCTAACACACCAGCAGGTATGCAGTCAGTGTCCGATGCTAACGGTAATATATCAACAGTATCTAATAATGCTTCTATAGCCGCTCAGAACACAGCAGAGTTTGGTATAGCAGATGTAGATGCTCCTGATATTGGTACTTCAGGTGATGTAGGTTCAGGTGGCCCTAGTGGTGGCGGTGGCGGTGGTGGTGGTGGTGATGGGACATATATATGTACAGCTTCTTACAATTTATCAATGATTACACCCACTCATTTTAAATCATTGAAGCAGTATGGTATTGGTCTCCGTAAGAACGACCGATACTTAATGAGAGCTTATGATTCTTTTGGTCCTAAGCTTGCCTCTTATGTAGGTAAAAGCGTTATTGTAGATAAAGCAGCTAAGTTTTTAACCGATTATTATAAAGCAGTGCAAATTGGAGATACTTTAGCAACAAAACAAAAAGCATTTTCTTATGTTTCAGACTACATCTTAAGACCAACTTATCGTATAATTGGTTGGGTGCTAATAAAAATTGTAGACAAGAAATGAATATATTTGAAAGTAATCTAATCAAAGTTAAAGGAATATTCTTAGTAAATCTTCTTTTATCTTTGGCATACATATCAGTGTATGGTATATCCATAACACAGGCTATGTATAGTTTTGCCGTGTTCTTTGTAATGAATTGTTTAGGAATAACAATAACCTATCATCGTTACTATTCACATAATTCTTTTAGCTTTAAAAATAAAACTATTAAAATATTGTGTGTTTTATCTGGCATGCTTTCTTGTTCAGGCTCTGTATTGGGCTGGGTTGGTATCCATCGCTCCCACCATAAACACTCTGACACAGAGCATGACCCTCATCAAGCAGCGCGAGGTATTATATCTATGGTTAGCATAGACTATAAGTATGCCCCCTCTTCTAAAATGTTGGTTGATCTTTTAAAGAGTAAGTTTATTCTGTTCACTCATCGATACTACTTTGCTTTTGCTTTTGTCTACTGCTTAGTTTTATACGCTTTGTTTGGATTGGAGGGATTAGTATTTGGCTTTTCTTTACCTGCCTTTGCTACTTTATTCTCAGAAGGGTTTACAAATTATATCAATCATAAAAACAACAACAAGCATGAAGCAACTAATGTCTGGTGGATGAACTTCTTCAGCTTTGGTGATGGGTGGCATAAGAATCATCATGATAATCCTAAATCTTTTACTACATCTAACAAGTGGTATGAGATAGATTTATCTGGAATTGTTATAAAATATATAGTAGGAAAGATTTAATTATGAATGAACAAGAATTATTAGCTTCTTTGCAGGCTGAGATTAAAAATAGATTTATGCAGTTAACAGATAATGAAAAGGATATTATTCGTTCTGGCTCTAACACAGAATATGCTATCCTACTTAGGAGAGTAATGGGAGAAAAAGTCTTAAGCAGTCTTAAGACAGCAGCTCCTGTTAAAAAGACAGGACTGGGAGCAAGGTAACTGTCTGTATTAATGGCTACCTAATTCCCCTGTGGTATAATATTCACAGGCTACTGTTAGCCCCAACATAAAGGTAAATATGTCAGAAGTAATTGAACAGAGAACAGCTGTAGCGTTTGGTCGGCGTAATACAAACGATGAACGTATTAAACAAGAAGAAGCTGAACTAGCAGAGCTTAATAATAAAGCATTAGAAGAAGAGAACAAAGAACCTACTGAAGCTGAGCCTACATCTGCTGAAGAGAAAACGTTTAAGAAACGCTATGGTGATCTTCGCCGTCATTCTCAACAGAAAGAAGCAGACCTACAGAAACAGCTGGATGGAATTAAAACACAGCTAAATGCTGCTACTAAGCAACAATTCAAACTGCCTAAGACTGAAGAAGAGCTGACAGCTTGGGCTAATGAATATCCAGATGTTTATAAGATTGTGCAAACAATTGCAGCTAAGCAAGTTGGTGAGCGAGCTACAGAGTTTGAAGAGCGTTTCAAGAAACTAGACGAACGTGAAAAGCTATCAGCGCGTGAGAAGGCTGAGACAGAACTGCTACAAGCTCACCCAGATTTTGGTGCCATCCGTGATGATGACTCCTTCCATGAGTGGGTAGAAGAGCAACCTAAATATATCCAAGATGCTCTATACAATAATGATACAGATTCTAAAGCAGCTTCTCGTGCTATTGATCTTTATAAAGCTGACAAAGGTATTTCAACGGCTAAGAAGAAAGACACCAGCAGAGAAGCAGCGATGAATGTAGGCATTGGTCGTGAGCGTACTAAGCCATCCTCTACAGGTAAAGAAGGCATGTTGTACGAATCAGAAGTTGAGCGTATGTCTTCTAAGGAATATGAGACACGAGCAGCAGAAATTCAAGCAGCTATGCAAGCGGGTAAGTTTGTATATGATGTTAGTGGTAGTGCTCGTTAATTTGTGATATAACTTAACCACGATGAACGAAGTAGCTCTTCTAGTAGTCGTGGTTATTTAGCTGCCGCTGTCATCAGCCAACCAGCACATTCAAATGATAGAAACAAATATTGTTTCTTAGTAACGCAAACAAATAGTTAACAGACTAACCCTAGATAGTTAGCCTGTATAAAGAAGAACTCTAGAACTCTTCTTTATACACACCTAATAAAGCTGGCCTCTGTGGACATGTGGAGCGTATTTATGTATATGCCATACACCCACTTTTAGGAGAATTAAAATGGCTTTCAGTTCAGCAGCAGGTTATGGAAACCTACCCAACGGTAATTTTTCCCCAGTTATATATTCGAAGAACGTACAATTAGCGTTTAGAAAAGCTTCAACAGTTGAAGCAATTACCAACAATGATTACTTTGGTGAAATCACCAACATGGGCGATTCAGTAAGGATCATCAAGGAACCGGAAGTGAGTGTAAAAGCTTACAACCGAGGTACTCAAGTTACCGCACAAGACTTGCAAGACGCAGACTTCACCTTGGTCGTTGACCAAGCTAACTACTACGCCTTCAAGATTGACGACATCGAAGTAGCTCACTCACATGTAAACTTCATGCAATTGGCTTCTGACCGCGCTGCTTACCGCTTGCGTGACCAGTATGACCAAGACGTGTTGGGTTACTTGACTGGCTTCCAACAGTCTGCCAAGCATGGCGCTGCTGACACCGCCCGTACCGCTGCTGCTGGTACTAAGGCTGTGGCTACCGCTGGTGCTGACGAACTGTTGTCTTCAATGAAGCTGATCAAAGGTTCTTTCGGTAACATCTCTACAGCTTCTGCTGGTGACCACTCTATCCCAGTGGCTCCACGTTTGCCCGGTGCTACCGCTTTGCCTACAGCTACTGCTTCACCTTTGATGGTTATTGCTCGCATGAGCCGTCTGTTGGACCAGCAGTTTGTTGACACCCAAGGTCGTTGGTTGGTCGTTGACCCAGTGTTCATTGAAATGCTGAAAGACGAAGACAGCCGTTTGTTGAACAGCGACTTCGGTGGCTCAGGTCTGCAAAATGGTTTGGTTATTAACAACCTGCATGGCTTTAAAGTTTATGTGTCTAACAACCTACCACAGGTTGGCACTGGTTCTGGTACCGCTGGTACTACTAACCAGAATGCTAACTACGGTGTTATCGTTGCTGGTCACGAGTCTTCTGTTGCCTCTGCACAGCAAGTTGCTAAGACTGAGAGCTACCGTGATCCCGACAGCTTTGCTGACGTTGTTCGTGGTATGCACCTTTACGGTCGTAAGATCTTGAAGCCTGAAGCAATTGTAACTGCTAAGTTCAACGCAGCGTAATGTAACGGAGGGACTTAATTGTCCCTCCTCTTTAAAGGAAAATTAAAATGGCTACTGTTACCTCTCTAGTCCGCGCCGTTGGTGGTGTGGGCAATCCTAGCCGCAAAGCTTACCTCGTAGAAAAAGAAGTAGATTTTGCTGCTGCCGCTGTTGCTAAAGGCTCTGCCTTGGCTGCTGCTGATGTTATCGAAACAATCTCTGTATCTGCTGGTACTATGGTTATGAATGCTGGTATTCAAGTTGTTGCTGCTGCCGCTGGCGGTACTGGCACCACTTTGGATCTAGGCGTTACTGGCGTTGATGCTGACGTATTTGTTGATGGCTTCACCTTTGATGGTGCTGCTGCTGGCGCTTACGCACAGAACGCTGCTGCATTCCAGCCTGTGGTTGTTGGTGCTGCTGACACTGTTGATGTTCTTATTCAAGCTGGTTCTACCGTTGCTACCTCTGGTACTGTGCGTGTATGGGCTTTGCTGATGGACGTTGGCGCTATTGGCGACACCGAAGCTGCTGAAGCTGACCGCGACCAACTGGCTTAATAGCCTTTATAGGGAATACTGCTTCATTGTGGTATTCCCTTTAGTTGCTCTATTAGAGAGCATTAATATTTAATATAGAGAATTCTCTAATGGCAATTACTTCTGCACTATGCACCTCTTTTAAAAAGAGCTGTTAGAACGTAAACATGATTTTAATGTATCAGGTGGTCACACCTTTAAGATTGCTTTGTTTACATCCTCTGCTACACTAGACGCAGCCACTACTAACTACTCCACCACTAATGAAGTTGTGGGTACTGGCTATACAGCAGGTGGTGTGGCATTAACTAACATCGACCCTACATCAAGCGGCACTACAGCCTTTATTGATTTTGCTGATGCTACATGGGGTAGCGCTACACTGACAGCAGCTGGTGCTTTAATTTATAACACTACCACTGATGGTGGCTCAGGCACTACTAACGCTGTAGCTGTCATTTCCTTTGGTGGAGACAAGACATCAACTAACGGTGATTTCGTGGTGGAGTTCCCTGCTGCTGACGCTACAAACGCTATTGTTCGTATAGCTTAATAGAAGCTAACTATGGCTTCTACATCTTTAACAGGCGCTGTTTATGGCGTAGCTAGATATGGTGTTAGTCGCTATGGTGAATATGGTGTTACACATACACCAGATGGTTTAGTAGCAGCAGTCAGTGTAGGAGATGTATCTGTAGTAGCTAAGGCTGTGACACCTGTAATAGGTGTTGTAGCCACTAGCGTTGTAGGTGCAGTAGTTGTCACAGCAGCCGCAGTATTATTAGTTAATGGTGTATCAGCTACATCAGCAGTTGGTAATGCTAATGTTAGATCTATTAACAGAGTACCTGTAACAGGACTAGTAGCTACAAGTGCTGTAGGAGCTGTCATTGTTGTAGCTACGGCTGTGACAATACCGGATAGTTTAATCGGTCTTAGTAGCATAGGACAGATAGTTGTTAGAGCAGCCAATCTTACTGCTATTACTGGTGTATCAGCTACAGCTTATATTGGTGTTGTATCTATATCAGACAGTGCTAGACCTACTTTTGATGGTATAACTGTTTATGGGTATGTAGGTAGTGTTAATGTAACAACTACATCTTTTGATTATGAGGCTGTTAAAAATAACTACGATACATTAAGAGCAGTGTATGTGGGTGGTAGAACAACAGCTAAGGATAGAACTATCGTCATAAATGAACAGAGCAGGGTTGTTTATGTTGATAGAGAATATACAACTAGAACTTCTTCTATAACAGAGCAGTTTAGGAATGTGTATGTCTCAAATGAAAACAGAGACAATAGAGTTGTTTCAGTAGTATAAAGAGTATATATGTCTTATAGATGGCCCAATAAAGACCCTGATGAAATATTAGACTACAGCATTGACTGGTCTAGATTTCTTAACACAGCTACCATCTCATCTGTAGATTGGTATGTAGATGATGCAGACGGTGTTAAAACAATAGTGACTAATGGCACCACTGTGTATGGCTTACAACGTGTATCAGCCACTAACACAAACACTGTTGCTACTATTCATTTAGGCTTAGGTACTCTCAATAGAGAATATAAACTAACTTGTAGAATCACTGACAACACCGGCTCTGTTGTTGAACGAGTTGTGAAGCTGCGTATTAAGGAACAATAACATGGCCTATAATTTTCTAGAGCTAGTTAATCAAGTTAACAGACGATTCAACGAGGTGGAGCTAACTAGTGCTACCTTTGCTAATGCTAAAGGTTTCTACAGTAGCGCTAAGGATAGTGTTAATGCTGCATTGCGTGATATTAATCAAAGCTTCTTAGAGTGGCCTTTCAATCATGTAGAACAAGAAGAGACTATGTCTACTGGTGTAAGTAGATATACATATCCAACCGATAGCTCCACTGTAGACTTCGACAGCTTTAGAATTAAAGAAGACAGTGTGTTAGGTAATCAGACAGTGACACTAAGAAGCATAACATACGAAGATTACCTACGTAAATATGTAGGTCAAGAATATTCTACAGACAATAGCAAGCTAGGCATTCCTCAGTATGTTGTGCAGACACCTTCACAAGAGTTTATTCTTGTGCCAGCGCCTGATCAAGACTATGAGCTAGTGTATGAATACTACAGAGTTCCTGTAGACTTACAAAACTCTACAGATGTTCCTTTATTCCTGAAAGATTTAGACACGTCATTATTGATGGTGCTATGTATCATGCTTATATGTTTAGAGGTAATGAACAAAGTGCTTCTATGATTAAAGCCAAGTTTGATGAAGAAGTTAAGTCAATGAGAATTATTCTTATTAATAAATATAACTATGTAACATCAACTTACATCCAACAAGCTGGCAGTAACATTGCTGGTGC